ATAAGTTGGCAGGTTAAATAGTAACGTAATATAGGAGAAGCCTAATGGCTAATACTAATTTCGCGTCACTGACCTCCGAACAATTAACGGCTTGGTCACGTGACTTTTGGCGCGTTGCTCGTAACATGTCGTTTATCAACCAATTCGCTGGTTCTGGATCTAATGCAATGGTCCAGAGAGTTAGTGAACTCACTAAGTCAGACAAGGGAGCTAGAGCAGTATTGACTCTACTTGCTGATATGACTGGTGATGGTGTGACTGGAGACAACACACTGGAAGGTAACGAAGAATCGTTACGTGCATACGACATAGTGATCCAACTAGATCAATTGAGATTTGCGAATAGACTCGCAGGTCGTCTAGCGGATCAAAAATCAGTTGTTACTTTTCGTGAGCATTCTAGAGATGCACTTGCTTATGCAATTGCCGATAGAATTGACCAATTAGCGTTTTTAACGCTAACTGGTGTTGCTTACACGCAAAAGAACAATGGTGCGTTAAGACCGGTTTATACTTCAGGTCAAAACTTAGGTGATCTCGCTTTTAATGGCGATGTCACAGCTCCAACTTCTAATAGACATAGAAGATGGGATGCAACTAATGGTTTGGTTGCTGGAAGTACAATAGCTACTGTAGCTGCTGATAAACTGGCCTATAACACAATTGTGGACCTAAAAGCCTACGCTAAAGATAACTACATCCGTGGTATCAGAAGTGCAGGTAATGAAGAGACTTTCCATCTTTTCGTAACTCCACAAGTTATGGCTGATATTAAACTAGACTCTGATTTCTTGGCTAACGTCAGAAATGCCGGAGTAAGAGGACCCAGTAACAGTTTGTTTTCTGGATCTTCTAGTTTGATGGTCGATGGTGTATTTATTCACGAGTTCAGACACGTGTTTAATACTTCTGGCGCAACCTCTGGAACATCAAGTAATGCTGGTGCTGCTGGATACAAGTGGGGTGCTGACGCTGACGTCAACGGTTCTGCTTGCTTATTCTGTGGAGCACAAGCACTTGCGATGGCTGATATCGGGTTACCGGAAGTAGTTGAAGATAACTTTGACTATGGTAACCAAAATGGTATCTCTATTGGCAAGATATTTGGATTGAAGAAACCCAAATTTCAATCTGATAATAATGGTTCTGTAGAGGACTTTGGTGTAATTAGACTTGATGTTGCTTACGCATAATCTAGTCTTTGAAGTGAAGACCATCTTTAGGGTGGTCTTCCTTCTTTTTTTAATTTAGGAGTAATTATGAAAATAGTTTCAGATTCAGATATGTATGTATCTACAACTTGGGGAGCGTCCATACGTTTGTATGCTGGTGAACCAAAAAAATTAGGGGATGACATATCATTAATAGCTCTTCAACAAGGTGCTAGGGAAGTAAAAGAAGAGGTCTCAGTTTCTAAGAGCCCAACTATTCTGGTATCTGAGGAGGAAAAAGTGGAGGAGGCTATTGTTATTGATATCAATGACAATAGAGATAGAGAAAATAAATTGAAAGCAGCTTTACAACAGATATTAGATGAGGGTTCACCTAGTGATTTCACTACTGATGGGATGCCTAAACAATCTGTTATAAAGGGTGTGTTTGGGGAACAGATCAATTCAGATGAGAGAGAAGAAGTTTGGTCTAAGATATTAATAGAAGAGGAAGATAGCGAAGAGTAATGGCATCAGTAACTACAGGAGCAAATATATTATCACGCGTAGAGACTATATTACAGGACACAGCGAATGTGCGGTGGACTGAATCTGAATTATTAAATTATATTAATGATGGTCAGCGCGAGATAACTAATATAAAACCTGATGCCACTGCTACTCATAGTAATGTGCAGTTGGTTACTGGAACTAAGCAATCTCTACCTGCGGACGGGTTAAAACTTATTGGTATTATACGTAATATGTCTGGTTATTGGGATACTGCCACTGGAGGTAAGGCTATTAGGTTGGTTGCTAGGGATATATTAGATACTCAGGAACCGAGTTGGCATGACCCAACAGTTACCGGAGACGCTACGCATGGTACTGTACCTAAACATTTTATGATTGATGTGAATGACCCTTTAAATTATTACGTTTATCCTGGTGTAGCCGGTAATGCGTATGTGGAGATTGTGTATTCACAAAGGCCAACAGATTTGGCCAATACATCTGCACTTATTAGTATTCCTGACAATTATTCTAATGCTTTAATAGATTATTGTTGTTTTAGGGCCTTTATGAAAGATGCTGAGTTTGCTGGTAATCAACAGAGAGCGGCTGCTCATTATCAGACTTTTACAATTAGTGTTCAAGGTAAAGCGCAGATTGATGCTTTGATTAAACCAGATATACAAGTGGTGAGTACTAGTGGCTAGTTTTGAATCATTTATGAAAGATGTACTTCCTTATGTACCGGGTTGTCCGGATACTATGGTAGAGAATGCATTACGCTCTTCCTCAATTGAGCTTTGTGAAAAAGCTGCGGTATATACGAAGGAATTAGATCCGATTAGTACTGTGTCTGGTATTTATGAATATGAATTTAATCAGCCTACTGGAACTAGAGTGGATAAGATAATTTGGTCTATGTACGATGGTAGAGATTTAGAGGCTATAACTCCTAGAGGATTAGCAGCGCAAAAACCTAAATGGAGAGATGGTAATAATAATTCTACGCCTGAATATTTTTTACAACAATCCCCTGAATTATTTTGGTTAATACCAATACCGGATACTACAAAGTCTTCTGGTATTCTAATGAATGTATCATTAAAACCTTCTCGTAGTTCCAATAATATATTGACACAGGTAGCGGATGAGTATCGAGATGGTATTATTTTTGGTGCTTTATATAGATTACTTAGGATGCCCGCTAGGGATTGGTCAGATCCTATTGCAGCTTCAGATTATGCGGGGTTATTTAGACAAACAGTAGAAGATGCAGAAATTAAGGCTAGAAGGGCTGATGTAGGAGTAGGGCGTAAGGTTGTTTATTCTGGAGTGGGAGTACCACCTGTCAGAAGATACCGGAGGTATGGATCGGAGAAAGGGTAAATGTCTGTGGTATTGTCAAAAATAGCCGGGGAAGATTTACAGTTTGTTTATGAAGAAATAGAGGAGAAGTTAAGATATATAGTTGAAAAAAGTTATTCAGATTGGGTGCCAGCAGATGTGTATGTAGCCCTTAAGAATAAAAAAGCAGATTTATATATTGGATACGAAAAAGATAAAAATGTGGGATTTCTCATCACCAGTACACAGCAGAACCATGGGGGTGGACCCACTCTATATGTGTGGGCAGCTTACCAAGACCCTAAGTGTAATTATTCGAAAGATGGTTTTGACTTGTTGGATAGGCTTGCAGATCAGTTACATGCAGATAATATTGAGTTTCAAACGAGTAGAAAGGGCTGGAGTAAGGTTGCTCCGAAACATGGGTATGAATTAGTTAGTTATGTATATAGAAAAGAATTATGAGTAAGAAACCTAAGAAATCAGAATATAAAGCTTCAGATTTAGAGAAAACTAATGCTGCAGTTGCTGCTGCAGAGAGTAGATTTTTTAGGGAACATTATCAACCCTTACTAACAGAAATGAGGGATGAATCTCTTAGAGAGGGAGACCAACAAAGAATTTTAAAAGATAGAGCGCAAGCAGATACTATGCAAACTCTAACTAGGCCTAGTTTCGCGGCTACACAAGCTGTTGATTATCAATCTGATCTGGCTTCAGCTGCATTGGGTCAACAAATGCAAGCTAGTGCGCAGGCTAAAGATATTTCTACTACTATGCAAACGGGCGTATTAGGAGTTGCCAGGGGGCAAGCAGCAGATGCTCAATCCGGATTAGCTGCGGCCGCTAGGTTAAGGACGAGTAAGGAATTAGCACTAACGCAAGCTAAATTTAAAACTAGACAAGCTAAAAGTGCAATGTGGGCTAAAATAGGTGGTGGGATGCTTGGTATGTTGCCTGCGGGGGATCCCGGAGGTCTGATGGGTAGAAATAAGGGAGGAACACCAGGAGGAGCAGTAGCAGGAGGACAAGCAGGATATTCAGGAAGGATAGCAACTGCGGGTTCTGGTGTAAATAGCTATGGTACATCAAGCGCCTTTGGTAATATGGGCCAATCCGGATTGAAAGTTGGTGCAACTGGTGTTGGAGCTGCTGGTGGAGTGGCAGGTGGTATGGGTGTGGCGGGTTGGTTCTCTGATATAAGGCTAAAAGAAAATATTACTTATTTAGGGCAATCACAAGGGTTCAATATTTATAGTTGGGATTGGAATGATAAGGCTAAAGAACTAGGTATCAATGATCCTACTACCGGTGTTATAGCTCAAGAGGTACAAAAAACTAATCCAGAATTAGTAAGGACCTCTACTAATGGGTATTTGTTAGTTAATTACGGAGCCCTATAATGTTGCCAGGCGGATTAGCTAATTTTCAGGGTGGTGCGAGCTTACCAGGGAACACGGGCATGGGTGACTTTCAACGTACTGGCGGCGGTGATTTTCAACAATCTACGGCCTCACAGAATACGCTGGCTGGACTTCCACAAGTGTCAGACCCTGAGAAAGCAGCAGCCGATATGGCTAAACAACAGTACACGGATTATGTATCTTTATTTCAACCTTTTGAGTTGGGTTTAATAGAAAAAGCCAGAACAGATACGGGGCTTATTGATGCAGCTAGGGAAGATGCTGCAACGCAAACTGAGGTAGCTTCTGGTATTCAATCTAGAAATTTAGAAAGGTATGGTGCCGAATTAACTCCAGCCCAAAGAGCAGAGATGGGAAGATCCCAACAGAGAGGGGGTCAAACTAGGATGGCTGGTGGATTAAATGATGCAAGAATTATGCAACAAGAAGCAAATAGAAGGTTAATGAGTGACCTTATTAATATAGGGCAAGATGTTAATAGAAGTTCAATGGCACAAATGCAGTCAGCGGCGGGGGATGCTGCAGAACGTAAGGTAGCTTATGAACGAGCAAAATCCCAACATAAACAACAACAATATAGTACTTTAGGCACGTTAGCGATAATAGCGATGTCAATATAATTATGGTAGATATAGGACAAAGTATGATGGAGGGTTACCGAGCCGTTGCTAGTTCGCGTGGTGACCAAGAGAAAAAAGGACGAGCTAGGAGGCTTGATCGAGCTAAGAGAATGACAGGTGAAATGGAATTTCAAGAGATAGAGGTAATGAAATTGGCTACTGAGTTGGGACTTGAGCAATTAGATCCTTCTAATATAGGCCCCGAGCAATTTATTGCAGTATATGGAGAACAGGCTAAACGAAGAGGTGAAGACTCGCAAGTGGGATTAGATCGAGCTCTACAGGCTATGAGGGCTAGTGGTATGGATTGGGCACTAGGAGAAAACGGTAGGAGAATGGTAACCGGAATGCGAATGACTATAGATGAGAGTGGTAATAAAGCAGTAGCGCTTGATATAGGCTCTATAAGTAGGAGAGACCAGAGAAAATTCAGAAAGGGGAAGGCCTCAAAAGGTATGGATATACACGCCCGTAGAAACTATTTAACTTTTGGTGGAGCAGCGGCAGCTGACGGCGGTGAACCTGCTGTTATATCCCTAGAGGATTTAGATAGTTTGTATAGGGCACATAGTTGGACAACAAAAAAAATGGCAGGCCAAGAACCTTCTTTGGCTTTATTAGGCCCTTCTGAATACTACTTCTCAAAAGTTTTAACGGATGCAGATTATTTAGCTGATGATGATGGTAAGGATAAGGATGCCCCTCCTAATAATAAAATGAGGGAC